GTACCAGTCTAAAAATAGATCACGTGGGACTACGGTACTAGTACTAGTTTTTATATTAGTAATGATCTTAGTACTAGTATTAGTAGCGATTGGATTCCGATCCCTTAAGGGGGTGGATTCCGATCCCTCAGAGGGTGAAATCCGATCCCTGACTGGTTGGATTCCGATCCCTGCATTCTTGGTGACTGGTTGATTTCCGATCCCTTTGTGTCGCCGTGGATTAGAATGCAAAACCCGACGCCGACCATTTCGATGCTCCACTGTAATGGCATTGGCTCGCTCAAGACGCTTAATGCTGTCCTGAATACGAGTTTCACTTACACAAAAGGCTTTGGCTAGTTCCTCACGACTAGCGTAGCATTCACCACCCTTTTTTTCCCATTGTCTGATGTAGCCGAGGATGTTTGCTTCGAGGACGCCGTATTTGTAGTCGACGTATAAAGTGTTGTTAAAAAGCTCGGCTTTTGGTACGTTTTCCATATCAGTTCCTTTTCAAAACCTCTGAGTGCCCTTCAAAACGCTCAGGGGTTTTATTTTTATTTCCCTTACTTATACCCTCCCACGAAATACCCGTAAAGAAATAATAAAATAATCCGAATCTATTTGTTGCTTGCTGTAATCTTTTCTGTCATAGTGATGCTGTAAACAGTAAATTGTTTATGTAACTAAGGAGACAAATATGAAACAAGTAATGTTGAAAGTAGGTAAAATGCGGAAAGCTGATGAGTGCGTTGTTTACCCTGTGGATAGTTCAGCGCCAACTAGGCGTTTTGTTCAGGGCGACAGGCTGGTTTTAATTTGTGACATTATAACCCGCAAAGCTCGCTGTAATTATAAAACAGGTTCGACTTATTGCAACAGCTTACATCTTGTAAATCATCCTAATATTGAAATTCACGAACTATCAGAGGCAGATATTCAGGCCATTATCGAAGCAACTCCCAAGTCAGGGGATCGCATCGGGGGCGGTGTTTTTGTAGCTTAATTAAACAGAGAGAAATATATGAGAAACGAAAAAACAGCCGACAAATATACCTATAGCCAATGGCTATCTTATTGCGAACGGCTAACGCCCAAAGATTTGTCATTTAATATGCTCATGCTAACCATTGATTTTCATAGAGCATATAAAAACAAGGTCTCACATCGTCGTTTGATGTGTGAAATTGAGCACGTAGCAAGCTTGGAATGGCTAACGTTTGAACAACGTCAAGAACGATTGAACAGTGTAATCAATAACAATTAAGGAGAAACCACCATGAAAAAGTACATCATCGCACTAGCATTTTTACCCTGTCTGGCTTCGGCGCAATCCAATGACCCTGTCAGTGACGTATTTAGAAAAGCATATGGGGTACCACAACAACCAGCGCCAGTGTACGGACTACCAGTTCAGCCTATGCTACCTGTACCGCAGGATAACGGACCTTGGGGCACTGGGTACAGCATCGTGACAACCACCAAGCCCAAGCGAAACATTTTTGATTCTGACCTTACAGGCGAAGAAACCGTCCAGCGTGTAGTACCTAATGATGCTCTTGGGCAACCGCTCAAGGGATTCGATTTCGGATATTAAGCAGTACAACAACTAGGAGAAATGTATATGCAAACAATAGTAAGATTAGGCTACGCAATAGTCGCAGTGATTACCCTGATTGCCCTTCAAGGGTGTACGGGTATTGAGATGGGTGGAAAGCTGTGGATAAGTCGAGTGGACGAACGCCAAGAATCGCAGAAAACCCATAATATTCCGCTCAAATGTTACTTGTGGCAGGACTGTTCACAAGCTGTGGAAAACTCAAAGTAAGGAGGCATCAATGAAAGCTATCAAAGACCTATTGTTCACGCCTACGGGCATCGCTGTAACTGTTCTACACCTAGCTTTTTTCGTGGGTGTAGTGACCTGCGCCGTGGGGTTTCGTGTCTATGTACTAGGGGATGATCCTGCGGCTGCTGTCAAAGCCACAGTCACCCGACGATGAGCCAAGAAGCAAGCAGCGGCTGGTTATGCGCTGCAATCGTCGTATTGGCTTGCTACACGGCGTTACCTGAAACCCTTGTCTACCATCAGACACGGCTGCTTCGTGCGCCTATAGAGCCTTCCAGAGGCTTAATAGAGGCTGAAGTGGACCGAGCGGCTAAGGCGTACCAACTCCATCCCAGATTGCTTCATGCGCTGGTAAAAGTGGAGTCAGGCTATCGTCAACAAGCTGTGTCATCTGCTGGTGCACGTGGTATCGCACAAATACTTCCGAGTAATGCTAAACGATGCAAATTACCAAATGCAGATCATTTGTGGGATGCCACTTACAATGTGCGCTGCGGTGCGCAAATTTTGCGAGAGGAAATCGATCGGTTAGGTAACTTACAAGATGCTTTGACAGTTTATAACTGCGGAAAGATTAAGTGCGTGGAGGGCAGGAAATATGCACTTAAAGTTATAGCACTATCAAAAACTTACTAGCGTGAGGGTATAAGTCATGCTAATTAACATTTATGAAAAAACTTATAATGGTTCAATACGAAAATAAAATCATATCACTTCGAGAATTATGCTCGGAGTTAAATCTTAATTTTCACACGGTTTATAACCGAATAAAAAAAGGATACCCCGAAAATCAATGGTTTGTAAAAAAGTTGCCGCACAACACCCCAACTGGACAGCGACATGGAAAGTTTAAGCATGGCAAAAGTAATCATAAATCACGAGCGTACGATATTTATCACGGGATGCTGCAAAGATGTGAAAATCCAAAAGTAAAAAGCTTTGCTTACTATGGAGCACGTGGAATTGCTGTTTGTAACGAATGGAAAGGTGAAAAAGGGTTTTTAACTTTTCTAAATGATATGGGCGAACCACCTTCTTTTCATCACTCAATCAATCGAATCAACAACAATGAAAACTACAGCAAAGAAAATTGTTTATGGTCTTTGCAAGTTGAACAAGCAAGAAACAAACGCAATTCAGTAAAGCTCACTAAAGATGGAAAAACGCAAACGGCTGCTGAATGGGCTCGAGAATTGGGGTTAGGAGAAGACACAGTTCACAGACGAGTGCGAAGTGGCTGGTCAGTTGAAGAATGTCTCAGCAGTAAGAAAAAAAATCAATTTGGCTAAAAAGTAATTAACCTGTTTACAGCGAAAGGATAATGCTGTAATCAGTTTGTAACTAGGAGGAACAAATGATCGTAAAAACAATAGAACCAACACAAGCCGTTTTAGAGCTGTCCGATGTCACGTTCAGGGTGAACATTGAGCAGAAAAACGGACGTGTGTACTTGCACCCCGAAGACGGCTGGAATGGGCTCAGCTTAAAAACTGGGCGTGAAACTGAGTGGCTAAACGAGACCATCGACGAAGCCATTTACAACGCCATGCCTGACCTTTGGAGCATCGAGCAAGTATGAGCCAGACAATCGAGTGTATAGAGTGTGGCTACACACAACCATTAGATGAATACGATGCTAAGGCACCATGCGCAGGCTGTAGGGCACTAGACGACTATCTGGAGAACTACGGGCAGCGCAGGGAGCAACAAAACGAACAGAGCTGGTATGAGTTCTGGCAAGAATGTGAACGAATCAAAGGAAAACTATGAGTAAAGAACTAACAACAACAAACAATTCAATCGAGATGCTTCACGCTCTACGTAACACAGTAGCGCCAGGACTTACCGAACCTGAGTTTATGCTGTTTGCTGAGATGTGCCGAGCAACAGGATTAAACCCCGCCACCAAAGAAATCTGGGCAATCAAGGCAGGTGGTAGACTCCAGCTTATGACGGGGATCAACGGCTTTCTGCGCATAGCTAACAGCCACCCACAATTTGACGGTATGGAAGTGACTTATGAGTGGGACGACAAAACACTCATTAGCAGCACTGTGAAAGTCTATCGCAAAGATAGGCGCTTTCCGTCAGTAGCTACAGCTTACCTAGCTGAGTACGGCAAGAAAACTCCTATATGGGCTCAAATGCCGACGGTAATGTTAAGTAAGTGTGCAAAGAGTTTAGCTATTCGTGAAGCGTTCATTCAGGAATTAGGCGGTCTCTACACAGCAGAAGAGATGCCAGCATCATTCGCCGCTCCTACACCTCAACCGATTGAAGGTCATGAGGTAGTAGTGAGCACTAAAACGGGCGAGGTGCTTGGGTTTAAAAAGGAAGGCGTAGAAGTAGAAGGTTTAAAGCCGATGGATATTGCGGCTGAAATTAAGAAGCGCACACAGCCTACCTACTACGATGTGACTAAGTTACCTGAAAAACATCAGGCAGCAGCGGAGCAGTATTTACGGGAATGTGAAGCAAGGGAAGTCAGAGAGCACGTCTGGCGAGCACCGATACGCTTAGAACGCATGACACAGTGCATTGTGGAGGCACCAAGTGAAGACGAAGCATAAGCAAGAGTTGTTAAAAGTAAGAACGGAGCAAGTTGTATATGGTAACAGAGCACTCACTCAAGAGACGAAAGAAGAAGAAGCGGGACTGGAAGCGAGACGATGCCAAGCACGTAAGAGACGGGTGGAAACGTCACACTACTTACTATCGTGTCGAATCGATCAATTATTTGCAGGAAATATCAACGTCAACAGGTCAGTTTCTTATGGATGTGATTGAAGATGTCATCAACTTCTACCGCAAAAAGCATGATTGAGATTCTAGCGGCACTTGACGCAGTTCTTGCTCAGTTTGATACAGACGAACACTTGTCAGTGTTTGAACTAGGTCAAGCCGATGGCTTGCGTTGGGCAAAGCAGATAGTTGAGGAAATAAAAAACCCGCCAGACTCCGTTTAAGTGAATTCTGACGGGCGTAACTAGGAGGCATATATGAAATATGCTTATCAGCATAGTACCAGAGGAAGTCACCGAGTGTCCAGGGATATGGTGAAACTGGGAACAGTATTGGAAAACGTAACAAACAAACTAAGGAAAAGTATGAATAAGCCAGTAAAAGACTTTAAAGAAAAAGGCGTTAGCGTAGCAGTGTGGGAGACCCGTAATGGTGGTTACTCAATCAGCATCAGCAAGCGTTACAAGGACAAAGTATCAAACGAGTGGAAGGAGTCTAAATACTGGTTCAAAGAGGACCTGGGTAATCTTATTATTATGCTGCAAGGCGCTCTAGACTTTTGTGGTGGTGCTGAAGTGCATAAGGCTGAAGGTGTAACAAGCGGTCAAGGGCAGGTAGGCAAGCCAGCGACCTACGAACTATCGCAAAATGAAATAGATGACCTGCCTTTCTAGTCATGTTCACGCCAATACCCATAACACTATCCAACGTGGAAATGTTTAACGCTGCTACTGTTGGTGTCACTCGTAGGCTTGCCGCTGTTAAACGACAACGGCAACACACAAATGGCACACCAACAATAGATATGTGGGGCATGGACATTGAAGGCGCTGGTGCTGAATTGGTAGTGGCAAAGTGGCTAGGAAGATACTGGAACGCACTTGCTAATGATCCAAACACGCTAGAAGGCGATGTGGGACGTTATCAAGTGCGGCATACCAAGCGCGTAGACGGCTCGTTAATTTTGCATGACAAGGATAACAGTGAGGCTTTGTTTGTGCTTGTAGTTGGTCAGTATCCTACATACGAGATTAGAGGTTGGATCAGCGGTAAGGACGGCAAGCAATCGCAGCACTGGCGAACAGGAGAGCGACCAGCTTATTTTGTGCCGCAGTCTGCTTTGCTAGACCCAACAGAACTTGAAATGAGTGTAAAGTGTAGAGAATTATGAAAACACCTGAAGAGATGGCAGAGGGGGAGAAATGAACGCAGACATACCACCCCTTAAAGTCTGGATAGAGAACAAGAACTTAAACGGTAAAGAAGGTTTTGAACATGGTTACGCATTCGCAATACAATCTTACAAAGCAAGAGCGCTCCAGTTTCATGTATTACTTGAGTCAGGCGCTCACTTTCGCCATATTCCTCTTCATTGGCTTTGGCATGACACTGATGCTAGCGACCCTGCTGAATACTCTCTGGAACTTCTTCAGCTATGGGATTGTTTCAGTTACCGCCCCGTAGTCACCACCTTTGACATCCTGAAAGGCTATCAGTGTGACGCACTACTTAAAGACAAAACCAAAGTATCGGGCACTTACTGGTTTACGATTGACTGGCTACCTGATTCTGAGTCTGAGTCTGCTTTCCTGCTCCAACCGGATCAAAACAAATGTGCCCATGTCGTTTTGCTTGATAACGGACAAGTCGCAGCTTTGCCTACCAATAGACTCGTCTTCAAGGACGCCTTTTTTATTGGAAACAATCCAACAGCACCAACACGAGAATATGCTACACTCGACACAGCTTGGTCAGCAGAGGATTGTAACCGCTGGTCAGTAGCGGAAACTGAGGACACTTATTATTGAGTTGTAGCCCTGTTGCAGTTGGTTCATAATTGTCAAGACTAAGTTACAGGGGGTATTGTGGTAAACTCACGAGCCAAAGGCGCCAGAGCTGAACGTGAGCTAGCCAATCGCCTAAAAGAGTACGGCTATCAAGCACACCGCACACAGCAGTTTTGCGGTAAGGCTGGCAACTCAGACGTAGAGTGCCATGAGCTTAGTCAGTTCCATCTCGAGTGTAAGATGGTAGAAGCTCTAAACATAGACAAAGCCATGGACCAAGCAACTAGAGATTGCGGGGACCGAACACCAGTTGTAGTGCATCGAAAGAAACAGCGCCCCTGGCTAGTCACAATGTACTTAGAAGATTGGTTGAAACTGCAAGATGCAAGAAAAACAGAAGATAAACGAAACGGAACCGTTTGATCATAAAGCTACGCCAGAACAATTACTCTGGCTGGCTGTAATAGAGCGAGCTTTACTAGACTACGCTTGCCCTACCTCTGACTCACAGAAGTGCCATAACATCGGGCTAGACTGGTTTTTCTATGAGCTAAAATCCAAACCTTACAACCTAGAGTATATCTGCGAGAACTTTCTTAACTTTCCGGCAGGTGCAGAGAAAGTAAGGAAGCGACTAGAACGATTGATTAACTCTGAGTTTCCAGAACAAGCAATCAACCGCTCACGCCGCTACAAAGGTTTCTATTAACGCTTCTTTTTCTTGTCAACAATCGACCAAACCTGACTAACGCCGTAGACAACAGCGCCAGCAACTACAGGCTCAGCAGCTTTAGCTAGACCCTGTGCGGCTTCCTCAGTCACGCCAATGGTAAGCAATCCACCAGCGGCTAAGGTGAGCAAGTGTCGGACAATGGATAAAAGTATTGGCATATAATTCCTCTGGTATACTCAAACAAACTATTATCGTACTTACAGTTTCTACTTCTTGGATCTATGAACTTACCCCGTATGCAGTTCATCCACGGCTCCCAGTAATAGGTTAGGTCGCAGTGTCTATACTTATCAACCCACTTCTTTACGTTAATTGTAGAGCCGTCTATGCCGTCTAAATCAATTATACAAGGGGTAGAGAGTCTAGGATTTGTTCCATGCTTCTCACAGGTGGTTCCAGATAAACACGATTGGCGGTAAGGATTATCCACAATGTTACACCCAGGCAAAGCACTAGATACAAGAGCACCCATAACTCTTCTTGCTCGTCCATTTAGGTCACACTCCAAACAAGGCGCTACATAACACGTCATCGGACCTACAGCCTTACTTAACCTTACCTTTAACCTACCTAGCACCCTTTTAAACCTGGCAACTGACTGCCCTCTACCTCGTATAAACTCCCTGCTAGCCGATGCCGCTGTTTGCCCGTAGAGAATCTCATACTTCCCGCATCGCTTGTTTCTCATGCAAGGTGAATTGGCTATATGGACCCGTACTACCTTTAGTCTAGTGTCCTGTAATAGCCTGTCAGCGCACTTGCAATCGCTACCGAAGGTATTCTCTAACCAACCCGCTACAATCGTTTCCTGGCCATCGTAGGACTTTATAGCGGCATCACAGCTAAACTTAGGGTGACACAAAGCAAGATAACTAGGTGCCTGAGCCTGAGCACTACCAATAAACGCTAGTAATGCTATCAGCCACCTCATTTATCCAATGCTCGATCTAACTTCTTCTCTATTCGATCTAACCTATCCTTAACCGCTATTAACTCAATGTGAGTCACTTCTGCTTGCATAACTAACTCATACTTCTTCTGCTCAAGCTCTTTAAGTGAGTTCTTTACACTGCGGTAATCCATGCCGACAATAGACACAACCACACCGATGATGGCTTTCACCATGAGGTCAAACCAATACTTTACCTGCAAAAAATCTTCGCTCATCAATGCACCCTCCCACCACCGTAAGCATCAATGACAATTAGTTCAGCTTCTAAACAACCTGATAGCTTGCCCATAAACTGCAAGAACGCAGACCGTGACGCTAATATCGCTGGCTCACCGTCCATCTTGCTAAACTGCATACCCAACAAGATACAGCCGTTAGTATCCTTATGCGTATTGCCAGCGTGAAACAAAATATGATCACGTTCAGGCACGTCCATCACCTGCCAAGTCTTTCCAAACTTAGGGCTATTCCTTGGCATAATTTTATACCGCCCAACGGGTATGCAGCTAACCATGCGTTCATTATCTCGCCAGGCATCTTCTAACGTTACAAACTCAGGCGAGTCATCAATGCACAAAACGCCTAAAGTGGCGTTGTTGTGCTCCGTAACTCGCACTAAGCGTAGCCGCTTCATTATGGAGCCTCTGGAAGTACCCAAGTCTTAGGGTCTGGTCCCTGTTTAGGTAAATCCCGCAAAGCTCTGCGGTATGCAATCCAATCAGCCTTGTTAGTTACTGGTGAATCACCGAGCTGCGTCCAGTCCGATGCGGCTAGTTCGCGGTTCCGCCATGCCTTGCAGTAATCGGCGATAAACTCATCGGTGCAGTCTTCTGGATTAAAGGAGCTTGGGCAGATGTTTATATAATTCATACTACACCGCTGCATAGGTTACAGTCGCAGTGATATATTTGCCCGCAGCTAAAGCAAAGTTCCCACTAGATGCCGCATCTTTATAGTGCCGTAGGGTAGTAGCTGAAATGACCACGACATTTGCGACCTGCCAACTAGAATCGTACGTAAACCCCGCTATTGGAGCCTGACTAGATGTTATGCTGGCATTTACGGGCAGGTTTAACTCGATGAATGTAGATGCGGTGCCTCCTGTAGTGCCGTCGAGCTGATAGCTCATGTGAACAATCTTTCCAATCTTGCGAAACTTTTTGCGTGAGTACGTGATAGATGTAAAGGTCATGGTGCCGCCAGGAGTAGCGACCAAGCTCCAATCAATCCACCCCCCAGGGTCATTAGTGATGACAAAATTAGTGCCATCGTAAATCAACTCCATTATTGCGCCACCGATCCATGTACCGAGAGTGGGGTTCGATGCGTCCTCATTGTTTACGATGTTTTTAGCGCCCAAACTATTTATGTTGATGGTGTGAGCCGTAGCGGTGCTTCCAGTACTACCAAGCCCCGAGCCTATCTTCATGCGGAACTTCTGCCCAGCCTTGTATGCTGTAATGGCGGGAGTTGCGCTTGCCGTCTGCGCCGTAGCAGTACCACCAGTAGTTCCCAACCAAACAAAATCTCCATCTTGTGCCTGACCTACCGCAGCGTAATCAGTTCTTGCAGAACCGTTAGCGACGCCAGTGTGCTTAAATCCTCCCATAGGAAGGTTCGCATTTGGAGTATTTTGCCCGTCTTTAGTTAGACAATTATTGATACCAGTAGCTAAATCATTGTCCTGAGTATCGTGACGAGCAGGTTCAATGCCAACGCCATTGTTAAAATCTGTTACCCACTCGTTAGCTCCGTTTGCTCTTGTAAATGTTCCACCAGCCCAAGCCATGACTTTCTCCCTATGCTTCTACTTCTTTATTCTTTAAGACTTTATTAACGTACAGGCGTGTCTCCATTGGTACCTTAACTACCTGCATGATATTAGCCCAGGTGACACGCTTGCCTTCTGATTTAACCTTACGAATAGCCTTGTCTATGTTGTTCGGTCCCCAGTTATACGCAGCCAAAGCTAAATCTGTCTTGCCATACTTCTTGATCATTTGTTGCAAGTAACGACTGCCACCTTCTACGTTCTGCGCTGGATCAAACCTATCTTTAACGCCAAGCTCTTTAGCTGTAGCAGGCATAAGCTGCATCAAGCCACTAGCGCCCTTGTCACTTACCGCTTCAGGCTTACCAGCAGACTCAACTTGCATAACAGCCTTAACAAGCGCAGGTGGAGCGTATTGCTCGCCTACTGGTATGCTAACGTCTTGCTTGCCTACTTTGATTGATTCAGGTTGTGGTGTTGCTTGAGCAGCAGAAGCACCTCGTAACGCCTCTAACTCTTTTCTAGCGGCTTCTATTGCTGCGTCTATATCGACAGGAGCTTCTGTTGGTGCTTTTATCTTAGGAGCTTCTGGGTCTTTTGCGGCTACGCCGCCACGCTGTAAGACACCACCAACATCAAGCCCAGCGCCGCCTAATGCTTCAGCTAATGAAGCAGTGCCACGCAATCCACGACCTGTAATATTTTGCCCTCTAGGGGTAGCTAGTCCGCGTAAAGCTAATGCTGAAAGCGCTCCTACCCCTGCACCTTCTTTTGCGTCAGAACCAGCTAAAGCTCCAATTCCTGCTCCTAAAATAGCTCCGCCAGCTAATCCTGCACCGCCAGTAGTGTTAAGCAATCTTTGCAGTGCACCTATATCGTAATCAGCACCAGATGCCTTAAAGTTTCGTGCAACTATTGGTTCGGCAATAATTAGCTTTTGCTTCTCTTTGTTTAGGTCTTTTACTTCTGGTGCGTACTTCTCAATGTGTCGTTTTACATCACCGTAAATGGTACGCCAAAAGCCAGGATCAGATTGCGGAGAGTTTTTCCAATTTTCACCAATGATCTTTTTCTGCTGGTTAAGATAAGCAAGGCTACCTTGCCCTTCTCGACGCAGCGCATCTTGAAACTCGATTACGTTATTAACGTACTTATCAACTTGATCGGCAGCTATGTTCTTAGAAATGTAATCAATGGTTTTATTAAAATCAGGAGGTGGAACAGGTCCAACTTTAGTTTCAGCAGCTTTTAGTGTAGCTTGTATTGCGTCTTCCGTAGCGCCCTTTGCGCTTTGCAACTCAGCGAACATAGCACCAGGATCTAAACTTGTGCCCAATGTTTTCTTCTTAATTAGATCGTTAACGCTTTCCTTTAGTTGTGTGCTAAAATCGCCCGAGACCGTTTCAATTACAGCGTTTTTAGCGTTTTTATAATCTGCTTTAGTTAGCCCTAATGCCTTGCGCTGTAACCCGAGTCCAGCCTCTTCAAGCTTAGGCGCTGCTGCACCGATCGCTTTTGAAGCACCACTGATAGCAGCTGGAGCTGCTAACGCTCCTACTAAACCAGCATACTCAGACTCAGGCGCAACTGCCTCGGCCCCCTTCATTCCAAGGTAAGAAGCTAAACCTGTTCCAGCTTGAGTAGCTACACGAGCTTTTGAAAGCGGTGATGGCGATAAGAAGCTAATAAGTTCTTGAGTGCCTGTGCTTGGACGAACGCCAATATCTTCGGCGACGGGCTGCATACCAGCTTCAATCAGCTTTGTCATTCCGAATGTAGGAAGTGTTTCTGGTGACACGCCAGCTAGTTGTGCGCCCTTAATAACTGGGTATGAAAGAATGTCAGCAAGGCCAGCACCAGCTCTGGCAACACCAACAGGCACATCAAACGCTAATTGCTTAGGCGAATACCAAGGGGTTTCTTCCGCTACTGGCTGCGCCTTCAACGCAGCTAATTCAGCTTGAACCGCTTGGATCTGTGCGTCTATCTCGTCCATTACTTCATTCCTCTTCTTGCTTTTTCCGCTGCAAGTTCAGCTTGAAGTTGTTTTAGTATTTGTACTTTTTGATTATCTCCTTGTGCTGGTGTTGGCACAGTTGGCTGTTCGGGTGCGTAGCCAGGTGTGCGTGGCGCAAAAGCTGATTTACGTCCTTCCTGTGCTGATGCTAATACCTCTGAAACAAAATCTTGAGGGCGTTGAGTTCCAGCGGCAACAGTTCCTGCCGCAACTTCTTTCTCATCCTTGGCAAAACGTTTGAGAAGCCCAGAGACAGTTTCAGGCGCAACCGCTGTAAAATCTCCAGTAAGAATCTTATTCAGATTCTCTCGTTCTTTGTCTGTAGCGGCCAATCCTGATCGTGATTGCAACACAACTGTAGCTAAGTTTCTTAACCTTGATTTTAACTGATCGTCCCCAAAGGCAGAGA